GCTGGCGAAGAACCCGAACAATGAGCATACGGCGCCGTGGATGCCGCCTGGGTCGAACAGCGTGCCGAAGGATTTGGATGCGTGGAATGAGTGGGTGTGGCATGTGGCGACCCGGTACAAGGGCCGTATTCACGCGCACGAGATCGGTAATGAACTTCAACTGGCGGACTTCCTGTATCCCTGGAATCAGGACAATCGGAAGATCTGGGCGAAGATGCACAAGCGTGCGTACAACACGATCAAGAGCGTGGACCCTGACGCCCTGGTCGGCACCGCGTCAATCCTGCCGAGGAAGTCATCGGGTGGCGTGAAGAAGGGCGGGAAGTACCTGGACGAGATCGCGAAGGTCGCGGGGAAGACCAGTAAGGGGAAGCAGAAGGCGTGGCCTGCGGACTTCGTGGCTTGCCACATTTACCCGACGCCGGGGGAGAACTACCCGGAGTTCGCGGACTATTACAAGGAAGTGAAGAAGGCGTCGAAGGATCGTGGCGGCCCGAGCAAGGTGTGGACGACCGAGGCACTTTTTGATCTTCTTGGGCCTGCGATGGCCGATAATAAGAGCCAGAACATTATGCGGAAAGTGCGCGAGAAGCATAAGGGGCACGTGTTTTGGTACGCCTACGACCGTCCCGACCTCGGAGGCCAAGGTGCGTTGCTGAAAGAAGGCACGCTGACGTGGTCGGAACTGGAGAAGTTCCGTGCCTAGGGAGAGCAAGACCATCGTCCTGCCGTGGACGAAGCCGCTGTTGAACTTGAACAGTCGTCAGCATTGGGCGGCTAAGGCGCGTGACACGGACGCTGTGCGGAGCGTCACGGCGTTGCTGTGTAGGGACTTGGCTAAGGCCGACAGGGTCCGTGTTGTCTTGTCGTACACGCCGCGGGATAAGCGTCGTCGGGATGCGGACAATCTGGTGGGCATGTTGAAGCCGATCTGTGACGGGATCGTTGATGCGGGTGTTGTCCCGGATGACACTCCGGAGTTCATGGTCAAGGAGATGCCTGTGATCAACCCGCCTGCTGGGAAGCACGCTCGCATGGAACTGCTGGTGGAGGCTGTTGATGTCTGAAAAATGGTTGCGTTTCACGCTGGCTGTAACGGTCCCGATCACGTTCGCGCTGGTGCTTATCGGTGCTGCGTTCCGTGACAGGCAAGTCAATGAGGCAATCGCTGGAGGCTTGATCGCCGTGTTGGGCGCGATCGTCGCGCTGTTCGCTACGAAGAACGGAGGGAAAGATGGAGAAGAATAAGTTTGATGACGCTCGTGACGAGATGTTGGCGAAGTTGAAGGACATTGTTGCGGAGAAGCACCCGGGTGAGGAAAAGCCGCAGGACACGGTGGAGGAGGTGGTTCACGATGCGTAACGTGGAACAGGCGCTCGCCTGGTTAGAGAAGGAAAGCAAGACTCCCTCGCAATCGTGGAAAGGACTCTGTCAAAGCAGCGCGAGATCGTGCTATTCGATGCCCGCGTGGGCGCCCTCGGCGAAGGATGCGTGGGCCGCTGTCGGGTCGAAATACAAGCACCCGATCACTCGTTATGACGATAAGGAGTGGTGGTCAAGTATTCCCGCTGGGGGCATCGTCTACTCCATCCCGAGCAACTCGAAGTACGGGCACGCTTGGGTGGCGGCTGGGGACATGGCTGGCTGGAGTGTTGATTATGTTCGTTCGGGGTTCATTGACCTTTGTGACATTCGACTTAAAGGGTGGAACTCGTACTACCAGGCGACGGTCGGATGGATCGACGGCTGCCAATGGTATTCAGATAATCAGCATCGCTTTAAGGGTCTGCGAATGGATCTATGGGACCAGAAGATTCCGCCGTACGAGAATGTGAAAGCGGCGGACGACGATCGGAGTCTCGCGAATGCTGCTGTGTGGAGGCTTAGTTGTCGGCTTGCTGATCTGGGCTTTGCGTCAGAGAAGTTCGTCCCGATCAAATACAGCCAGACGTGGCCAACGAAAATGATGGAGAAATACAACGCCGTTCATGGCCCTGGGATGGATGACCCAACTGTCATGGGTCCAAAGGCGTTCGATCGGATCTTCAAGAAGGGCCAGTAGTGGCGAAGAAAGATCCTCGCCTGGTTGCCGCTGGGGTGGATGGTTTCAACAAGCCGAAGCGGACACCGAATCACCCGACGAAGTCACACGTTGTTGTGGCGAAGGAGGGCAGTCAGGTTAAGACGATCCGGTTTGGGCAGCAGGGGGTGTCTGGCTCGCCAGCGAAGAAGGGCGAGTCGGAGAAGGATCGGAAGCGGCGGGCGGCTTTCAAGGCCCGCCACGGGAAGAACATCTCGAAGGGGAAAATGTCGGCGGCGTACTGGTCTAACAAAATCAAGTGGTGAATGGAAGAAGCCCCCAGGAGATTCGTCCTCCCGGGGGCTTCCGTTCGTGGGGGCTAGACCTGGTTGGCTAGTTCTTCCTTCTCAAAGCCGCGGTGGCAACCGCACTCTTGGCAGATCGTCTCGATGCCCCAGCCGGTGCCGTGGACGGCGTGGTCGGTGTCGTCTTCGCAGACTTCACAATGGCGTTCCTCAATCTCGTCGTAGTCGCTCATGCGGCGACCTTCCGGCCTTGGAGGTCGCGGCGCCCGTAGCGGACGTCGGCGATCCAGTCGTCGGTGCGCTCCGTGTCGAAGTTCGGGTTTGTGGACTTCGCGATCCGGCTCCAGGAGTAGATGCACTCCCGGACGTAGTCGGCGGCGGCGAGATGCTCGCTGCTCCCGTACGGGAAGCGGCTGTCGATGTCGCGGAGGATGGAGCCGAACTCGTTGGCCATGTCCTCGAAGTGCTTGCGGGTCATTCTTTACTCCTTGGCTAGGACGGCTGGTTAGGCCGTGGCTGAATACAGTAGCCAGTCTAGCACATTAGGAGTTGCCAGTAGCGGGGGGTTATTCCTCGTCGCACCTGCTCAACTGGATCAGTTCCCCATCAACAATGATTGTTGGTTGGCACAATAGGACGGTCGTGCCATGATCCTATCCACTACTCCACCGCGGAGTGATGGTGACCTGGTTGGGGTATCCGTAGCCCTGGGGCCAGAGGTCTATCCGCCGGATGAGGGTGCGGAGGAACTGGTTCTTCTGCGCGTCGGTGAGCCGCGGGTACTCGGCTAGGAGTTTCGGGGGGAGCCTGGTGGGCTGGGCTATGTCGTCGGCGAGGTCCTCGATCTGGTGATTGACCAGGCGGAGGTCGGCGGTGATCTGGTCGCGGGTGGTGGCGTACGCCTGGGCGGGGATGGTGCCTTCGGCGTACTCCCTGGTGAGCCTGGTGAGGCTGGCGTCGAGGCGTTTGGCTTCCTTGGTGAGGCTGGATTGTCGGCGCTTCTGTTCCTTCCGGCCCTCTGAGGGGGCCTGTAACGCCTCAGAATAATGGTCGATCCGACCAGCCAGGGCAGCCAGGAAATCCGCTACAGGGCCGTCAGGGGACTTTTTATGACCGAACGTGGGTTTGCGGCAGTCCCGCCACCGGCCACAACGGACTCGATCGTTGCCCGTCCGGTGGACCGGGGACTCGCATGTTCCACAATGGAGCAGCCCCGCGTACGGGTACGAAGCCCCCAGGCTCCGGGACGGGGTCCGCTTCGAGACTCGACGGCGCCGCCGGTACGCCTCCCACTCCGCCTCGGAGATCACCGCCGCGTGGGCGCCGGGTAGGAACTCGTCCCCGGACCGGACCAGGCCAGCGCCGAAGCCAGCATCCAAGATCGCCCGGACCGTCTGCTCCTTCCACGGCCCACCCTTCGCGGTCTTCACGCCTTCCTCGTCGAGGCGGCACGCGATCCGGTAGAACGAAGCCCCACCGATGTACCAGCGGAACATCTCCGCCAGGACCGGGCCGACGATCACATCGGGGCTGTAACTCACGCCGTCGTAGTTGTATCCGAACCGGGGGAGGCCATCCCCGGGGAGACCTAACCGGAGGCGCCGGTTCTTCGCTTCCTTCCATTGTTCCCCGATCCGCTCCGACTCGAACTGAGCCATGAGCAGGAACTGGCCCCGACCGAACCTGCCGACCGGGGTGTCGTCGAAGTCCTCCGTCGCGGCGACGATCCGGCCCCCGGCGACCTCCAGCCGGTCGATGTTCACGAGGCAGTCGCGGACGTTCCTGCCGAACCGGCTCCACTTCCACACGACGACGACGTCGGCTTCGCCCGCCTCGATCCGCCGGACCACTTCCTGAACGCCAGCCCTGGCGAAGTTCCGGCCCGTCTCGTCGAGATCCTCGATGACGTCCAAGAGAACAGCCCCGGCTCTAGAGCACCAGTCCTGGATGGCGGTGCGCTGGAGTTCGGGGCTGATCATCTCCTCCCGGGCCTTAGATACGCGGACGTACCCAAGGGCGCGGGAAGTCATGTCGTGGAATCTAGCGGTACCTCCACGACAATGGTCGGCTCTTCGATCTGGTCGATCAGAGCCGTGACCCCCGTTGGACTTAGTTCTGGTACGAGCGCACGGATCGCGCTGTAGACCTCCACCAGATCGGCGTCCTCGGCAGCGACTATGAGCCGGAGCGGTTCTATGAGGATCGCGGTCTGGTTAATCCCGGCGGTCTCGATTCGGTACATGCCGATCATCCCGTCTTAATCATCGCCTGAACCAACGCCTTTATTTGTCGGATCTGGTCTTGGTCAAGGTCGTAGAGTGCAGCAACGACGACGTCCAGGTCTTTCGTCTGGACGCGCTGCTGCGTGTAGCCACTCGACTCCGCCGCTGCTTCCAGCAGCAAAGTCCGGCTTACCCCGAGGCCCTTCGCCAGAGCCTTCAGAGTTTCATGTCTTGGCACACCGGCCTGTCCGCTACAGATCTTCTGAACTGTGGCGTGCGGCAAACCCGAGCGCCGCGCAACCTCACGCAAGGACCAGCCATTCTCCGCGGCTGTGTCCTTGATGATGGTTCCTAACTTGTTCGGCATTAGTGCCCCCTTCTCGCCGTACCGTAAGAGTAGGCAACTTGACCCCGCAGCCCGTTACATGAAATGCGACAAACAGGGCCACTTTGTTCCACCCCCTGGCGACTTAAATCAGGCACGCCGCCTATGTCCCGATAGTCATGTGTGCTACTGTACGAACCATGCGCCCTAACCAAGCGCCTCAACTAGGCAGCGAGACGGCTACTTCCATTAGTCAAGATGATTGCTTGATGGAAGCCGCCCAACTTTTGCTGCTGCTAACAAGTCAAGGAGAACAGCATGGGGTTTAACCCGAAAGATTACGACCAAGTAGAGGTACGGCTGGCCCGGTTCTGGGAAGACCACCCGAACGGGCGGGTCGATACGAACATCGTCTCAGCCACCGAACAAATGTTCATCATCAAGGCGGAGATCTACCTCGACGTCGATGACCCGAACCCGAAGGCCACCGGCCTCGCGGAAGAACACTTCATGAGCAAGGGAGTGAACGCGAACCACCCGGTGGAGAACTGCGAGACCAGCGCCCTAGGTCGCGCCCTCGCGAACTACACATACGTCTCGAAGGGCAAGAAGCGCCCGTCAGCGCAGGAGATGGAGAAGGTCGCCAGGTATGAGGAGGCCAAGCCTGCGCCGCTCACAGCGGACCAGACGAAGACCCTGAAGGGCCTGCTGAAGACCGTCGCCGAGGTGGACACCGTGGATCAACTCCGCGACCTGTACGTCACTCACGAGAACGAGCCGTACATGAGCGCCCCATACGAGGGCACCACCCTGCGCGACGCGGTGACGCTCCGCAAGAACGAACTGGAGAACGCCGATGCGTAGATACAGCGACCCGAACACGTTCGTCGTTGAGGGAGGGGAGTGGCCCTTCGGGCCGTTCCTCCCCGACACGCCGACGTACGCCCTCGTCGCCGCTGGCTTCTCACGGAAGTTCCGCCTCGCGAAGAACGGGCAGAGCATCCGGTCGATCGCCAGGGAAGCCGGTATCAACCATTGGACGCTGACCCAAGCGGTGAACGGGAAGACCGTCCCCGACGTCGGGACCGTGTCCATGGTTGAGGACGTCATGGAGTCCGACCTGTACCCGGATCGGGGGGAACGATGACTGTCCTGATCTGGATGATGCTGGGCGCCGCCGCCGTGTTCCTGTTCGACCGGGCGACCCGCTGGATGGACAACCGGAAGGCCACCCGTAACGCGGAGAACTTCTACCAGGGGGTGTGGCGATGAGCGACGTGATGACCCCGGAGAAAGTAGAGCGCCGCCTACGGGAACTCGGGCGTGAACTCGATGAAGCGCAGGCCGAACTGATCCTCGCGGAGGACTCGTACGCGAAGTGGAAGAGCGAGTTCGAGGTGAACTGCGCGAAGGCGCGCCTCCGGATCGGGAAGGCCGCCCTCGCGATGGGGCAGAAGATCACGGTGCAGGAGAAGGAGGACCAGGCTCTCGTTGAGTGTGAGGTCCAGTACCGCGGCCTGATGGGCAGCGAAGCCGTCGTGAAGGCGACCCGCGCCAACATGCAGCGCATCAAGACGCAGATCGACATAGCCCGCAGCGTCGGCACTTCGGTCCGCAGTTCGATGGAGGTCTCGTAATGGATGACATCGCGGGGTTCTTCACGGAGGTGATCGGGAAGGCCAGCGCGGCCAAGCCCCGGTCGCAGCAGAAGGCGGTCGGCCCTAGCCAGATCGGGGACTGCCGCCGCAGAGTCTGGGAACAACTGCAGGGAACGGAGCCGACGAACGCGACCTTGAACCAGCCAGCGTTCCTGGGGACGGCGATCCACGCCGAACTTGATCGGGCGGTGGAGAGGCTGGACCCGTTCGGGACGAAGTTCCTGAGGGAGGTTGAGGTGGAGCGGGACGGTATCCGCGGCCACGTTGACCTGTTCGACGAGTCCGATGGTCTGGTTATTGACTGGAAGACGACGAAGAAGAAGAGCCTGCGGTATTTCCCTTCGGAGCAGCAGCGGTGGCAGGTGCAGGTGTACGGCTACCTCCTGTCGAAGGAGTACGCGGTGAAGGAGGTGGCGCTGGTCGCGGTGGTTCGGGATGGGGACGAGAGGGATCTCGTCGTCCACCGGGAGCCGTACGACAGCATGGTCGCGTTCGAGGCCCTGGACTGGCTGGTTGAGGTTCGGGAGGCGACGAACCCGCCAGCGCCGGAGAAGCCGGTGCGGTTCTGTCAGGACTGGTGTGAGTTCTTTGGGGCGTGCCCTGGTAAGTGACTCGCCGAAGTTTCCGAAGCGGCTACCAAGATCCGCCGATCTGAGGTAAGTTGCTTCGGCACCAACCAACAAAAAAACATGATCTTTCTCTTCCTGGGCGCAAGAAAAGCGAAGCCCTCCGGGATCTACGCGGGAGTAACCAACTCGCCGCCCGGAGGGGTCGCAGCCAAGGAGCCTCATCCCAGAAGAGAGAGATCCCTATGGGTGTAGATGCTACACCAGAGAGCGAGAAGTCGTGAAAGAGGCGACACAGAAGTACGAAACACAGCAAGTCCCGTTCGAGCAGATCCCCCATTGGCTGCTCGATAAGGCCACGAGCAACGAGATCTACCTGTACCTGACGGTCCGCCGCTACGCCATGGGCAAGAAGGAGTGCTGGCCCTCACGGGAGACCCTGGCAGGGGACATGGACCTTTCCGCCAAGACGATCCAGAGGCTCCTGAAGAAACTGGTCGAGTACGGGGCGCTGGAGATCGAGCCTCGCTACACGGAATCTGGCCGCCAGACCAGCAACGTCTACCGCATCATGTGGGACGAACCCAAAACAGGACAGGAGAGTCCCCCTCCCCTGGACACCAGTGACCATGACGAGGGGGTCTCCCATGACCAGGTCCCCGGGTCGCCCATGTCCCACGAAGACATACCCATTAGAAGCAAACAAACTAAAACTATTGGCCAGGGCGTGACCGCCCTAGCCGATAAGCAGTTCGACGAGTTCTGGGAGATCTACCCGCGGAAGGTCGGGAAGCCCCAAGCGCAGAAAGCATTCAAGAAAGCACTCGAAGAGATCTCCCTTGAAGAGATCCTGAGATGCACGAAGGAATACCAGCAGCAGCGAAGGGGTGAGGACTTGAAGTTTACGAAGCACCCGGCGACTTTCCTGAACAGCAAGCCGTGGTTGGACGAGCCAGCGAAGGTCTACGACCCTGACTGGTGGCTGAACAATCCGCGCACCACGCCGTTTGATAACGGAATCGAGGACTAATCATGGAGACACAGGAGCAACTACGGTTCGCCGCGCTGGCCCACGCCGCCACCGGGAAGGCGCGGATCATTTTCAGCAACTGCTCTCCGGAGGACTTCCCACCTGGGAACGAGCAGGATCTCGCTCGACTGCTGCTGGCCATGCGGGAGAACAGCGACACGATCGACCCGATCACGGTGCAGACGGAGGCCGAGAAGATCCGTAAGGGCTTGGGGATCTGGTACATGACCAAAGTCCTGCCGGTCTATTACGGGGAGCCGCTGTACGTCGCGTCGGAGGTTCACAAGCAGGGCCAGAAGATCCGGATGCAGACGGTCGTGACCCGAGCCGACTCGCGCCTGCAATCTTCGCAGCCTTGGGACGAGATCGCAGCGGCCCTGGAGACGGACGTAGAGCAGGTCAAGGCTTCCACGATCGGTGGGACCGCGAACATGACGCAGTTCCATGAACTCATGGAGACCGAAGACTCCCACCAGCCCTGGGTCATCAAGGGGACTCTGCGAGGTCGGGAGATCATGTGCCTGACGGGGCAGGAGGGATGCGGGAAGTCGATGCTGTTCTCGCAGATCGTCCTTGGCGCGGCCTGCGGCGTGAACACTTTCGCTTCGGAGCCGCTGGAGTTCGAGCCGCGGAAGGTGATCGTGGTGGACGCGGAGAACACGGCTCTTCAGATTCGGGAGAACTACGAGAAGATCTGGCCGGGGATGCAGAAGCACATCGAGCCGGGGTTCGTTCCAGATCTCGCGAAGTACGACGAGGGCTTCCTCGACCTGGCGAAGCCGATCCAGCGGACCCGCCTCATTCGGCACCTGGTGGCCACGAAAGCGGACCTGATCTACCTGGGCACGGTCTACAAACTGACGTCGGAGAGTGACTATGAGGCGCAGTTCCATGCGATCCGCGCCGTAGTGGATGAGGTCCGGGAGGAGATTGGGGCGGCGTTCTTGATCGAGAACCACAGTCCACACGAGAAGAACGCGAACGGTGACCGCGTGGTCCGCCCGTACGGGTCGTCCATGTGGCTCAGGTGGCCGAACTTCGGTGTCGGTATCCGCAATCACTCCAGCACGGATGACAGCCGCCTGGTCAGCCTGACGCGCTGGCGCGGGGATCGAACCCGTGAGCGGATCTGGCCGTCGGGCTTTCGGGAAGGGAAGCGGCTCCCCTGGATGCCTGTTCATGCTGACGAGTGGGAGGTCGTGGCGGCGTAATGACCACTCCGGATGGTAAAGTCTGGCTCAGTCAAGTAGCCATGAAGGGAAGATGAAATGACAACGCTTGGAACGCCAGCGTTCATGCTGGCCCGGACGGAAGGCCCGGAAACTTCACACGCAGCCGCCAGGTCGGTCGATACGACGAACCTGGAGGGCATGGTCCTGGAGGCGTACCGCCAAGCCGGGACCAGGGGACTGACGCAGGACGAACTCCTGGACTTGTTCCCCGGCTTCTCGTACAGCAGCATCACGGCGAGGCCGTCTGCGTTGAAGCGGAAGTTCCTGATCGTCGCTAACGGGGAGAAGCGGAAAGGCAAGTCGGGGCGGCAGCAGGCCGTCCTGATAGCGGCTGAGTCCGAAGGAGTCCTGTTCGGCGCCCCGGACCAGCATTCTTTTGGCCCGTACTGACCACTACCGCTGGTCAATCTGACCCTAGGAGCAACGATGAAGCGAACCCTGACGACCCTGGCGATAACCGCGGGACTGTTGTTCTCGGCAACTCCCGTGGTCGCTGACGACCATTGGAACTACAAGAACCCCGCCAAACCCAGCAAGAACCCTGACGACTTGAAAGACAGCCAGTATCGGGGTTGGCACTACGAGCGAAAGTTTGAGGGATTTCGCAAGTGCGTAGCCAGCCGCGAATCGGGCGGGAATTACAAGGTGGACGGCCCGTGGGGTAGCGGCGCTTATCAGTTCATCCAAAGCACTTGGGATTCCGCGATGAAGCAGGCCAACAAGCCAGAGTGGATCGGCGTGCGACCACACAAGGCTCCGCCGTATGTCCAGGATGAGGCGTTCTGGATCAAAGCGAACCCGTACCCGAAGAAGAAGGGCTTGCATGGCCGGTCGCATTGGTCCAGCGCCCACGCCGCCAAGTTCGGCTTCAAGACGTTCGACTGCTAGTGGACACGAAACTGCGGAAGGCCATTGAGGACCGGGACGTCTGGTGCTGGGTCTGCGGCCTACCGAACGGCTACAACTTCGCGGTTCACCACCGGAAACTGCGGAAGCACGGCGGCCAGGACGAGGCCGCGAACCTGATCGCTGTCCACCACAAGTGCCACAACTTGGGCACGGGCAGCATCCACCTGGCTCCCGCGTGGAGTTACGAACGCGGGTACTTGGTGCATTCCTGGGACGAGCCTTGGGATGTGCCGATCCTGCGACCTGACGGGTCGTGGGTCTTATTGGATAACGAAAGGAAGATGACTGATGTACGAAGCACGCATGACCTTGACGGGGAACCTGGGCAGCGACCCGGAGATCCGGTTTCTGGACTCTGGTAGAGCCGTCACCAGTTTCAGCGTCTGCAACACGCCCCGGATCAAGAAGAACGACGAGTGGCAGGACGGCGAACCGATGTGGGTCCGCGTGACCGCTTGGGGGAAGGTCGCCGAGGACGTCGTCGAGAACCTGAAGAAAGGCATGAGGGTTCATGTTGATGGGCCTTTGTCTCAACGCTCGTATGAGACGAAGGAAGGCGAGAAGCGGACCAGCCTGGAACTGACGGCGGATGAGGTTCACGTCGCGATGCCTCGCAGCGCGAACCCGAAGAAATCGGAGCCTGCACCGTTCTAGCCCTGGCGCAGAAAGAACCCCCGCGGAGAGATGCTCTCGTCGCGGGGGTTCTTCCTCCCTAGCGGGGGTCTAGATGGGCTTGTGGCCGAGTTCGCCGCAGGCGTCACAATGCCACGCGCCCTCTTGGCCGCGGGTGAGGACGATGGGGTCGCCGCCGATTTCTTCGCGCCACGGGCACCACACGTCGGGGCCGACGTTGTCCCAATGGGGGTCGGGGGTGAAGATCATTCCGAGGGTGCTGAGTGCTTCTCTGCTGCTCATTTTTTACCTTCCGCTAGGGGGTTGTGCTTACTTGGACGTTATGCCCACCTGGTTCGGTTCCCAAACAAGGTGAGACAAAGTCGGCCAATGTGTCCCAATACGTTGATCGTGGTGGACAATCTGAGGAGCCATTATGATCGTGTGGTGGTGGGCGGCCTGTCCCCTAGTGACCGCCCACCACTTACGGAGGAGAGATCAACATGGCCCGACCTGTAGGCGTCAGAAACAGCAGCCAGGAAGTCCGCGACCGGGAAGCCGAGGTCGTGCGGCTTCGACGCAAAGGCAAAACTTTCGACGAGATCGCGACCGCTGTCGGCTTCACCAATAAGGGCACCGCGTACGCGACCTGGAAGAACGCCAACGCCCGCCTAATCGTCGAGGACGTTGAGGAGATCCGGAAACTGGAAGGGGAACGCCTGGACACCGCTCAGGCGGCCATCTGGGATGACGTCCTCGCAGGGGAAATCCCCGCGATCAACACCCTCCTGCGGTTGATGGAGCGGCGGAGCAAACTGTTCGGCCTCGACAGCCCTGTTCGAGTGCAGGCCGAGGTGACGAAAATGGAGAGCGGCGCCAACATCGACGACGAGGTCGCACGCCTCGCGGCTCTGCTGGAGGCGACAGAGGAGTGAACCAGGCGGTCGCGGCCCGTTACCGCTGGGAGCGGCAACTAGCCAGGGAGAACCAACTCCCACCTGCGGGGGACTGGCAAACATGGATGGTTCTCGCTGGTCGAGGGTTCGGGAAAACCCGAATGGGTGCGGAGTGGATCGCGCACCAAGCGTGGAAGCACGACCGGACCCGGTGGGCGGTGGTCGCGCCGACGTTCAGCGACGCCCGGGATGTCTGCGTCGAGGGGGAGTCGGGATTGAAAGCGATCCTGGAACGCTACGGAGTCCTGGCGAAATGGAACAGGAGCCTAGGCGAGATCGACCTCACGAACGGCTCGAAGATCAAGATGTTCAGCGCGGACGAGCCAGAGCGCCTGAGAGGCCCCCAGCATCACGGCGCCTGGTGCGACGAACTCGCGGCCTGGAGGTATGAGGCGGCGTGGGATCAACTCAGGTTCGGGCTACGCCTCGGCGATTTGCCCCGCACCGTCGTCACCACCACCCCGAAACCTCGCCCCCTAGTCCTCCGCCTCATGGACCTGGACTCCACGACGATCACCCGCGGCTCCACGTTCGACAACGCCAGCAACCTGTCCGCTGTCGCCCTAGATGAGTTCCAAGCCCGGTACGACGGCACCAGGCTCGGCAGGCAGGAGTTGTTCGGGGAGATCCTGGAGGACGTCCCTGGCGCCCTCTGGACCCGCAAAATGCTCGATGATTACCGCGTCACGGAGGCACCCGCATTGAAGCGCGTCGTCGTCGGCGTGGACCCCGCGGTCACGAACACTGAGGACAGCGACGCCACCGGGATCATCGTCGCCGGGGTGGGCAGCGACGGGGACTTCTATGTTTTCGCTGACCGGACCTTGAAGGCCAGCCCTGACGGGTGGGCCAGGGAAGCGGTGATCGCGTTTCACTCGTACAGCGCGGACAGCGTCATCGTGGAGGCGAACCAAGGCGGCGACCTGAACGAAGCCGTCCTCCGGACGATCGAGCCAGACCTCCCGGTACGCATGGTGAACGCGAGGCGGGGGAAGCAGATCCGGGCGGAGCCGATCGCGGCCCTCTCGGAGCAGGGGAAGTTCCACATTGTGGGCAGCCTGGAAGCCCTGGAGGATGAGTTGACGTCGTGGACGCCGGACGCGAAGAAGAGTCCTGACCGGCTGGACGCGATGGTTCACGCGGTGACGGCGTTGATGCAGCAGCGGGTGTTGGCCCCGGCGGTGGCGTTCCGGACGTAGACACACGGAAGGGGTGTGGCTCATTGACCCGTACAAGTGTGCTATGCTGACTACTACAAGCAGCCACAAGGGTTGCTTCGGGCCTAACCAGCCCAAACGCCAAGGAGCAAAATGTTCCCTCTAAGCAAGGACAACAAGACCGCGGTAGTCAGCCAACTGAAAGCGGCTATCGAAGCGATCAACGCGAGCGATCTCAACGCCGCCGAAATCTCAACCATCGAAG